CCTTTGCACCAATCGCAGCCTGCACATCTTTAATAAACTGTCTTTTAGAATAGGAATTGTTATTAGGAGTAGTTGTAGATATGATAGGAGAAGTGATGCCTGTTTTAAAACTATCTGGCACATCAACAATCCATAGATATTTTACTTGTTTTGCAAATAGATTCCATGTATTTTTAATTCTGTTTGCTTTTGTTGATGCTGGATCATTAATATATACATATCCATTTTCATATTTATATAAAAGAATAAAATGCCCAGAATTTGTCCACGTTCCTTTTCCCATTGCGCCAATAATCCAGTTACCATTTTTCAAAGCATTCAATGCTTCTGTATGGTAGACAGAAGAAGATTGTTCATATAAATTAGATTGATTTAATCTTTTACATTGAATACCATACTGGACAAACTGCGGAACAAAGTATGTATAATATGTACCCTGATTTAATGCTTTATATCCATGAGACATAGACCATTCTGCGGTTGTAACAGGTGTTACATTTTTATCTTTTAATGTGGCAATTACCATTGCAGCAACTACAACTCCGCACCCTGAACTACCAATAGTTTTCCGCTCACCTTTTGCGGAATAATTATAATTTTTCCACTTTGGATCTGTTTGGAGATAACAGACAGGTTTTATCATTTGTGAATTGTTATGTGTAGAACTGATAGACACTTTATCAAACAACTCCTTTTCTGCATTTCTTCTGTTCACAAGTCCCTGTAATACTTTTCCTCCAGCTTTATTATAAGCAGGAATTTTTGCACTAATTTCTGTGATAGTGCGTTGTCCATTATTTAGTAGGGTTCTCAAATTTCCACTTCCACAGTTAAAAGTAAAGCTTACAAGAGCATCAAACTGATTTTGGTTCCAATGATATATACTATCATATTTGTTTACGTGTTTTTCAGTATTGGCACAGTCTGATTTTAAATAAGCGTCTGCCTGAGCTTGTGTGATGGTTTGACCTTTTGATACATTAGAGATATGTCCATATCCTATTGTCCAAACACCGATACTGTCTTGATATGATGTTAACTTACACCCTTCAAATTGTTTTATGAATGCAAGTCCATTCTCGCTAATTGATAATCCCATAAAATCATACCTGCTTTTTGGCTAGATTTACAGAAGTTTCAATTTTAAGTTTTAACCATTTATCAAAAGAGCCATATGTTTGCTGAATAACCCTTTTCGATTCATCTGAAATTATATTTAAAGCTTCTGTATATGCACGATTGAATGCGTTTTTCTGTGCATCTTTATCAAATTTTCCATTTGATTTCAAAGCATCAACATATATTTGATTTATGTACAATACAGCATCCATAACATTAGAGAAAGCATTTTCAATTATTTTGCTTATGTTTTCGTTTTGCGTGACATTAGCAATAACATTGCTTTCTTTTATTTTTGTTTTGATAAGATTAACTGTATATTTTGCAACCACAGGTAAAATTGCTGTTAAAACAATATATAAAATATAATTTAGTACTTCTGAAAATTCCATAAAAGACTCCTTTCTAAATTAATCAGCAAAGCTATCGTCTGAAATGCTTTCCTGATTTGTAAATTTTGTATCACATATTTTAATACCTGCTAGACCTATCAGCTCTGTACCAAAGAATGCATATACACATGTAGTAAGAGTAGGACTTAATTCCATCATGATATACTTTTGCAGTAAAATAGCAGCAATTGTATATAAAACAATAGCAAGAATGCAAAGTAATACAATAAGTTTGTTAAACTGAAATTTAAAATGAAATGGGAGATATAATTTGAAAATTTCAAGTTTTAGTTGTCTTTCCTCTTTTTTCATTTCAGCGATTCTGCGTTTTCTTTCTAATATTTCAATTGTTTCTTTATGTGTTTTGTATTGTCTCAATATCATATCATCTCCATATAAAATTACTTGGAATATACATTTTTATAAAAATCTGCTAGTCTGTTAAATAACTCAGAATTCTTTTTGAATTTCCATATCGTAACACCTTCTACAGTTTTTACAAATGTATATTTGATTCCATGTCTTGTAAGATAATGAAATTCATCTGCCCAGACACAGCTATATTCATGGTCAATTTTTACCATAAATCCTCACCTCATTTCGTAAAAAAATGGGTAAGATATATTTCTAAAAATAGATTCGTTTATATCTTACCCATCAATAATATACACTAATCTATTTACACTCATTTTATTCATAATATTTACAGTCCTTTTTCTGGTCTATCTCAACATATCTGTCCTTATCCATACAATATTTTTGACTGATACACAACTGACTTAATGTAGCTTCAGTGCCCATAAGCTTACAAAAAATCATAGTTTTCCCTGTACGCTTGGATACTTGTTCATAAGAATTTTTGCACATAAAATCACCTATAATGCTATTTCAAAATTAGGTTTTCCTATCTCGCCTTTATACTTTACATTCACAATATTTCCAATAAAATCCTTAACATTTTTTATTCTTATACCATATTTATCAAACATAATATCTAATGTATTGGAATGTTTATTATAAGAAATTACAGGACATTCTTTTGTCTTAAATTCATCTTTTCGCAGATTACTTTTCAACTTCTTTTTGGTATTTTCATCTTTTTCTGCTTCAGATAAAATTTCATCTGCTTTTACTTCGTTTTCAATCATCTTATATACCCCTTTTTATAATGGAAGGGATAGACAGCCTTTACTATCTATCCCTTTTGAATTTTATATCATTACGCAACAGTAACAGTAATTTCGTCTGAAACTCCATTATAGGAAATTGTAACTTTTGCTACACCAGATGCAACCGCAGTAACGACACCATCTGTATCTACTGTAGCAGTAGCAGGTGTATCACTAACAAAGGTGCAATCTGTATTCTCTAGCTCAACAGGAGAGTAAAGACCTCCTTTTAAACCAATAACAGAAATTGTTGCAGTCGTATTTGTAGTTGTATCAAGGTTAATTTTGTCAGGAGTGGCAGCAATTTCCGTTACAGCAATTGCCTTTTCTGTTTCATCAAACTCAGTAATATATGCATATACACTACCATCAGCACAAGTGTCACCTTCAACTGCAAGTGCTTTCCCTTCCAAAGAAGTAGAGGTAACACCATCAGGGGTAAATTCAATATTAAAATTACCGTTTAACTGGTATGATGGAATTTCAATTTGAACACTTCCAACTTTCCCCAGCTTATTACTGTGCTTATCAGCATCAAGAACAAGACGCCCTACAAATGGTGTGGATTCAGCATCAATTGCAATACTTTTCGCAGTTCTGCTATATTTATAGGTTACTTTTACAGAATCCTTTTTATTTGTCAAACCATATTTAGTCATGTCAATCGTCGTTCCAGTAGGTTCTACTGTGACAATTGTTCCATTTGGCATTTCCACAGCAACATTTCCTATTGGAGTGGTGGAGAGAACGCCAATTCCATCTGTTAAAATTATACATTCTCCTAATTTATACACATCTCTCATACCTTCTGTAATTTTTGAACCAGAAGCCATTGCAATATATTCAAGTTTCCAATCAGCAGCCTCCAGTGTAGCAGCTAAAGCCCTTCCATATTTAAACGCATACAAGAGCTTGTTACCTTTTCCAGCCTTAACCTCTTGTTCTTCCATAGAAACTTCAAGAGATGCATTTAAGTTTGTAGTACCAGTACATGCAAGAATATCATCTATATAAAATGCGAAGTCCGCTGTACTAACTAAAAAATTTTTCTCGTTGTTATTTTTCTTAGACATTTTATTTCCTCCATTTTGTTTAAATAAAATAAAAAAGAACAGATAAAATCTGTTCTCAATTAACTGTTTGCATTTGCTATTTTCCCTTTTAAAGAATTTTCATTAGCTTTTAAATCCTTATATTTGTCTTCCTCTTCAAGAGATACCATCCAGTGTTTGATTGGGTCTTTAAACGAAACCATTCCGCTACATTCCCCTGTTTTAGTAATCGTATATCTTTCATGAAGCTGATATCGTTTAATATAACGCCAGAACTTTCTAATTGTCATACTTTTAATATATTCTTTAGTGGTGTTCATAGCTACTACCAAAGAATCAATATAATCTTCAATTGTTGCTCTGATCTCATCTTTATTAAGATCTTTCTGTGCCTTGAGTAATCTTTGTTCTGTATCATAATTTAGAAATTCATCAATATCAAAATCAATATCATTTTGAATGATAATTATCCTTCTTAAATCATCAAATATTTCAGGAGTGATAATTTTATCATTAATGAAAATTCCCTCTTGAGATATTTTTACATCTTGATCTTTACAGCATAGCTGTAATAGCTTGATGGCAAATAATAAATATTGAGATAATCCAAGAATGTTATATTCATTTTCTAGTTCTGTATTTCCTAAAGCAAAAAACAGGAAGCTAAGATAATCCATTTTAATTATCTTTTTGCTATGGAAGACACTGTTTTTTCTTACTGTGATTGAACTTGATAAACTTTGAAATAAGATAACATCTTTCATTGTGACAGGGGATAAGGTAATGTTTTCATTATATGGAAATGGATCATCAAAAATAAGATAGGGAAGAAGGGTATCTTTATCAATCTTCA